ATAGTCATCGGCAGGCTTGCAGTAGAACACTTCCGGTTCGCCGATAATGTTGAAATCCATATCCGTACGAATACCGGCAAACTGCGCAGGCCGGTCCAGCGACGGACTTTTGCCGAAGGTTTCGTAGTCGTGGAAAAGGAACGTAGGTTGATTGCTTGTGTCTTTCACTGTTTTTCTCTGTTCACTTCTGTTCGTTAACTTCCTGAAAACGCAGCGTTCAACCTGATGCTTGTGGCCTTCTACGTTCACTTATGTTCACTTGCGGTTATTGATGTTCGCATTAGTCCATGCAATATTGCGTACATAGTTGGTACAGAATCCCTGGAACCACGTGTACAGAATATTATTATGGCCCTCAGCGATACTAAACTCCGCTCCTTACATGGTAAACCATATTCCGGCAGTCCTGAAGTGGCAGATGCCGATGGACTCGGCGTGCGCATCTCCCCTAAAGGCGTCATCACCTTTCAATACCGCTATCGGTGGAACGGAAAAGCTCAGCGCCTCGGCCTGGGCCGGTATCCGGCAGTGAGCCTTAAAGATGCCAGGGCGATAACTGCTGACCTGCGCGTTATGTACGACAGTGGTAAAGATCCGCGCTTTTACTTTGAGAGAGTGACCGGCGAAAAAAGCATGACGGTGGCAGACTGCCTTGATTACTGGCACGAAAACTATGTCAAGGTTACGCTGCGGCCAAAAACTCAGGCGCTTTACGAATCAACATTACTGAAAAATTTACGCGGTGCATTTTCTGGCAGGCCAATTTCTGATATTTCGGTTAAGCAGTGGATAGACCTCTTCGCAAAGCAGGAAAGAGAAAACCCGCGCCGGGCGAGGCAACTACTGACGCAAATGCGTGCTGCAATAAGCTGGTGTATTCGGCGTCAGGTGATCGATAACTGCTCCATTATGCGTATATCGCCTAAAGATGTAGGCGTTAGAGCAGAGACGGGCAGCAGAGTATTGACCTATACGGAGCTGGCTCATATATGGGTCGCAATAGAAAGAAGCAGGGCGGCCACGTCAAACAAACTACTGCACCAGATGCTGATGCTGTGGGGAGCGCGCGTCTCAGAACTGCGTCTTGCAGAGCGGCCTGAATTTGATATGAATGAGCTGGTGTGGACCGTGCCTAAAGAGCACAGCAAAATGGGGAATATCATCAGGCGGCCTATATTCGAGCAGATTAAACCGCTGCTTGAAAAAGCCATGCTGACCTATGACAAGATCCTTTTCCCGGGCGCTGACATTCAAAAACCAATCACCATTGCTGCAGCGAACCGCTATATTCAGCGAGTCAGAGAGGATATGGATTTAAATTACTGGCGAGCGCATGACTTCAGGCGAACCCTGGTCACGCGCCTGTCGGAGGAAGGCGTTGCCCCGCACGTCACGGAGAGGATGCTGGGGCATGAGCTTGGCGGGGTAATGGCGGTTTATAACAAGCATGACTGGCTGGAGGATCAGCGGAAGGCGTACGAAATGCATGCAGATAAATTGCTGTGGCACGTCAAGAAACTTTCTGGTTAACGCCACCGTTGAGAAGCCAGTCCTCAAAGGCGGCACGCAGGTAAGCTTTTGGCCTGGTCCGGACTGGCTGTGGAAAATTGTGGAGCTTGCAGTATTTCCACATTGTGGTGCGAGATGAAACGTGCAGCTTTTGCATCACCTCATCCTCTTTTATAAGGGTGGTGTCTGACATAGTGACCTCTGTTTGGTTGCGATGTGGGGAGGGTGGTTAGTGGTCGGTGTGCTGCTCGCACTCTTTCTTCGTAGCGTAGCGCCAGGCGTAACCGCGATGTGTTTTGGCCCTGCCGCTAATCGCTTCTTTGATACCGGACCGGTTAAAGCCCGGCGCATAATATGCGGAGCGGAAATAAACCTGCTCGCCGGTCTGCAAGTGCGTGCCGATGACGGCCATCTGACGTGCTGGAATCTCTTTCAATCTGAACTCCTTTTATTCGCCAGCCTCTGACAGATGTAGTTCAGCCACATCCACGGCTCCCAGCGATATTTTGTGGGAACGAGATGAGCAATTTTCGCAGCATGCTTGTCGAGTGTCTGGCGGTAGGTGAGGGTATTAGATTTGCTGGTAAATTCTGCTAAAGCTGTACGAGCGATACTGTTTATTGCGTTTTCAGCTTCCGGTGTCATGCATGCTGACTCCTGAAATTTAGACGTAAAAAAACCTGCCGGAGCAGGCTTCAGATTTGGCTTTTTTTAATAAGGAATATCATCATCTTCATTTTTTGTTAAGGGGTGTTTTTTTTCCAGTTCTTCCTCAAGCTCAGTGATAAACGACACTATATTTAACTTTAATGAATTAAAATCTTTGATGTTTAATTCAAGCCTTGTCCCATCTTTGTTAAATCCACCTCGATGAGCAATGTCATGCCTATTTTTTAAAGCAGACATTATATTACCTATTTTGGGTAGATTTATTTTTAAGCCGTATTCTATTGTCGGCTTTAACTTATCTAGTCTATGCCAAACAACATTCGAGGCAAGATGATTGTGGATCATTTCTTTAAATACATCAATATCATTAAATATTTCTGACAGGCTGTATTTTTTTGTGTCAAACTCTTTAATTGCTATCCTGAATAAAACGTCATCATCTTTCTTGGCCCAGTAAATTACTGTTTCTGAAAGGTAAGCTTCTAAGCATGAGATAAGCATGCCGTATGACATGTGTAAAATTAGAAGATTGGATTGTGGGCCTTCTTCTTTTAGGTTTTCTTCCAGTTCCTTGATTGTATTTTCAAGTTTAGTCTTGGGTAAAAAACGGTCGTCAATTTCTATGGCAAAGTAATCGTCATAATCCATTTCATGTATTATAGGTGCCCATTCATCACCACCTTCACTTTCTAATTCCGTAGCAATATCATCTATAAGATGTTGAGGTATGCATTGACTAAATCTTTCATTCAATTCTTCAGTTGGGTTATATGGCCCGCCATACATGTAAAGATATCCACCTTCCCTTCCATTATATGGTGTTTCATTTGCAGGATCGCAGTAACGGTCAGTAAACCAATCCCGCATAGCAGTTAATTGTTCATCTTCCGATGCTGAGGACAGCCAAGAGTTATGAAATTCTACCGGTCCGTCAATATTGAAAATCATATCGAAAGCTTCTTCAGGGAAATTGCTCGATTCACCATGATTTATGTGCCTATCATTCATTTTTCTAACTCCCGATCATAAGCATACATGCTGTTTCCTAGGGGATATTTGGAGATAGTAATTAACCCGCTTGAGAGAGTAATCTTTCATAGCTAGCTGCTTCAATATTTCTATTTTCATATGGACAACTGGTTTGTTTATATGCTTCTTTTAAACGACCGCAAATCGGCTGAACTTGCATTAATCTTATTGCTTTCTCCCCTGTTCCGTGTGCCGATAAAGTGTGACATTAAGTGCAAACTTTCCATGGGGCGAGCATAGTAGAACCTGCAAGCATAAGTGGGTGTTTCGGATCACCTGATGCAGTATGGCCAAATGTATAAACAGGCTTGCCGGAATCAATAAGTAGAATCATAGTGCTTTCTAAATGGGAATGTAGATCACGTGGCAATTTATTTCTGCTTCCCCAGCAAGGAACCAATAAATCTGCTTCCGAAATTATTTCTTTAAGATGGTAATGGTGTAATTCGCCAAAGCAATTATCAGCTATGGCTAGGGCTCTAACGTCGGTTGAACGGTATGAAAAAACGTTACCTACAATCAATCTCTTACCAGAATGACTCAAAGTAAATCCTTTCATCCTCCTAATAGTATTATCGTCTTTCATGGCGTCCGCATAAGACGGATTTACTCCAAAGAAAGCAATTACTTTACCTTCATTAGATACATCTCTGTCTAAACGATAACGATACTTTAAGCACGGACTGAACACTGCACTCATTTTGCTCACTTAGTGTGATGAATAACCTGGTTATTATTACAACCAAATCTTGCCATACTCAAGATATGCAAGGGTCTATCAGAAATTAAAATTCCAGTTCGAGCTGAGAAGCGAAAACCTCACACGACTCGGAGCAGCTACCGGCATCCAATTTCTTAGCGTAAATCATGCGTTCCAGCAGGTCGTTGTAATCGTAATCGGCATACATCTTTGCGATACCGTCGAGCGAAAGGTGGCCGCGATACATAACGTCTTTCGGCGTTGCGCGATGACCATCTCTAACGTGCCGGCCTGTCACGGCCTCTTCAAAAAACAGCTTCATTCCCGGCTCATCTTTCGTAGCTAGGCCAAGCTTGTGAGTTGATTTTTTGATGCAGAAAATGCAATTGCCGAGGTGTTCGGGTATTTGCAAATCGAAAGGTTGGGTTTTCCACCAGTCGAGAACATCCTGTTTCTCGAAGTCGGATATTTCAGCCAGGAAGCGGATTCCATCCTTTTTAGCCAGGCGGCGCGGTTCGTCTGCCCGAATACCCAGCCATGTTGTGTAATTCCCTTTGCCAAAGTGGTTCTCACAATACTTGCGGAACGGCTGTAGCTTCATGCGGTCGGTGCAGAATGCGCCGCCGATATACGGTGTTCCGTACTTTTTCACCATATCGATGAATGGCTTCATGGCTGGCATTCGGGTCTGAATATCTTTCGGCTCCCAGACGGTATAGCCGTTTCCTTCTCCCAGCTCCGGGTTAATATCGACCTGCAGACAAGTAAGCGGGATATCCCAGAATTTAACGACCTCCCGGACAAACCGGTACGTCATCGGGTGCTCTGCGCCGGTATCCATGAAGATGTAATGAACGTCTTCCCCGGCCTTCCTACGCTGCTCCATAAGATAAACAAGATAGGCAGACGTCCTGCCGCCTGAAAAACTAACGACATGAGTCATACGGGCCTCTGTTTTCAGGCCAGGCGAGCTGGCCGGGGAGGGTTATTGCGTGACTTCGGCCAGCTCATCGCGGCGAATGCTATAAACGTCGGTCGCCATGTCGAGCTTCTCTGTATCGGCGGCCAGCTTGCGGGCGGCGTATTTGTAGAACTTATCCAGCTCTTCAATGCTTACGGCTTTACTGGCCGCCTCGGTGAAGTCTTTCAGCAGTTCTTCAGGCGACCGGTCTGGTACCTGGCTGCTTTCGGTGGGCGTTGTTTCGGCTGGCCGCTGGTTAATCAGGTTGTTCAAGTCCTGCCGGGTACGGGCTGGAGTAACGTCGCGCTCGACGCGCTCTTTCTGCTCGAACTCGTCCGGTGTGTAAACGCCCAGGATAACGTCCGGGCAGTAGAGGCGCGCCCAGCGTTTGACGGCAAGATAGGCCAGCTGTTGTTTCGGATCGCTTCCCCAAAGCGTGGAGTTTCTTACCTGTGCCTGAGATAAAAGAAGCTCCAGAATGCGTGGTTCTTCCTCGCCTTTTAATGTGGCCCAGACTCTTACGCCGCAGCCTTTTTCATCGGCCATGTTCCAGTTTGGCGCGATGTACTTATTGCCTTTTTGAGATGTCTTTTCGACAAACTTACCGATCACGTTTTCCCATGGGCCGAACCAATCGTAATGGAGACGATCTTTTGTCGGTGCCATAGATGTAATAACGGCATTAACTAGCTGCGCCTCATAGCCAAGTACGCCATTAATGAGATGCGTTTTCTGTGCGACGGCGTAGGGGTTCATTCCCCATTGTGCAGCCTGTAACGCTACGGCCATACAGTCGGCGGGGCTGCCTGCAAGGTGAGCCGGAACTGTTGCGCGGCCTTTGGCCATAACATCAGCGAAGGCCTGGAGCTTTTGCAGGCCTGACGGGCTGAAGATGGCCGCTTTGGTGTCCGCCTCGTTAACCGGGGCGTGGATGATTTCGTTGCTCATACGTTGTCCTTTTTCTTCGCCCAGGCCGGGCGGGTAATTTCTTCAATGCCGCCCCAGTTATCGGTCGTGCGGCATTCGTGATAGGTATTCAGGCTGCGGCGAAACAGCTCAAAGCCAGCGGCAGCGTCTTCTTCGCTGAGCTGGTAGACGCGCGTGGGGTAGCGGCCACAGTCGATGGTTTCGCTCACGGCGATGAAGACAAACATGGGGTATTCGTTGAAGTGGCGGTAAAAGCCTTCGCGGTACATGGCATCCTGCATG